TTTGTTTCCTCCCATAAGCTTCATGGCCAAATAAAATCTTTCAATATTAAAATTATTAATTCCATTTTTTATCATTGTTCTCATGAATTTTAGTTTGTCGTTTTTAATTTTTTTTGCTTCAATTAGATATAGAACTTTTTTAATTTGATCATTTGTTAAAAATCCTGTATCTAAATTTATTATCTTTAAGTTTCTTTTAATTATACTTGAAGCAGCCACAATTTTACCATATTTTTTTATTTTTGTGTTTTCATTTATTTTAGAATTACATGAATTAATGATATCTGTTAACAATAAATCTTTGTCAGTTTTCATGTCAGGAAATGCCTTTTCAAGAAACTTAAAACCGACTCCTTTAACTCCTTCAATATTATCACTTTTATCTCCAACGATAGCTTTGGCAAGAGCAAAGTTATTAGGGTGAATACCAAATTTATCAATAACAGTCAAACTGTTAACATATTTTTTCCATGTAGGTGAATATATTACAGTCTTATTTGAAAGAAGCTGATAAAAATCTCTATCTGAAGATACGATTACTTTTTTCAAATCTCTAAAGGCATAATTATTAATATACGCTATTATATCATCTGCTTCACAATCTGGTATATAGATTTGCTCGCACTTAGTATTGTCAAACAAATCAATTAAAAGTGCTATTTGAAAGTTTCTATTTGCAATAGTATCAGGTATGTCATCATAGTATCTATTAAGTTTAGCAGGTCTCTTGCCTTTCTTGTATTCTTTTAATAAGTTTCTTCTTTTTTGTGACCCGCCAGATTCCCATATTATAAAAACCCTGTGCGGGTTTACATCCTCAATGTGTCGGCAGAGTTCGTATAGAAAACCTACGACTCCGCCAACTTGCTCACCATTTGCATTCATTGCAGGATGTGCCACATAATGACGTGTAAATAGATTCATTGCATCTACTATTAATATTTTTTCGTCATTCGAGCTCATTTTTGAGAGCCTCCATTTCAACAAATGATTCAGGATCAATGTCAGGCTCTTTGTCAAAAGTCTTGGTCATACAAACATCAAGTGCGCCTATAATGTAGTCTCGATATTGAGGACTTTTTAGCATATCTTTAAAATCAGACTTTCTAAATTTTTTATCTTCAATAACTGTATTTGTGGTAGTATCCAAAACTGTCATAGATTTCCATGCACCAGTACCTCCAATCATTACTTCGTAGTTATCAAATGTGTATGGGCTTGACTTTCTTAGAACATCAAACATTTGTTCGTGCTCATAAATTCCTTTTCCAAAGTGAATTTCAAATTCGCACTTTCTAAAGGGAAATGCAACTTTGTTTTTAATTGTTTTTGCTGAAACATTAATACCAATAACGTCGTCTCCGTCTTTAATTTGTTGGCCAGCACCTAATTTAATTCTAATAGAGCTATGAAATGGAATTGCTTTTCCGCCAGGAGTTGTTGTAGGATCACCATACATTACTCCGATATTTGTTCTAATTTGATTTAGACAAATAAATAAAACTCTTTGATCACCAATAATTCCCGTGATTTTTCTCATTCCTTTGGAGATAGCACGTGCTTGCAAACCAATGCTATTTTGCTCATAATCACCCATAAGCTCTGCTTTAGGTGATGATGCTGCAACAGAATCCCATATAATTGTAACTGGTATGTCCTTATCAATAGATTTTGCTTTTAAAATAGTAGATTCAGCGATAGAAAGCACTTCTTCAGTGCAATGGGTATCAACATATACAAACCTTTCTGATATGTTTACGCCTAAATTTTGAAGGTTTTCAACTGACGTTCCGTTTTCAGTGTCTATGTATACTACAATTCCACCTGCGTCTTGTGTGCTCTTGGCAATTTGTGTTGCAATATGAGATTTACCAATAGAAGGTGGACCAAAAATTTCAACAATTCTTCCTTCAGGAAGACCACCGCCTTTTCTATTTGAACATACATAATCTAACATCATTGAACCTGTTGATATCCAGCGCTTAACATGAGTAGGAGAGTCACCGTTAGATAAATTATAAGCTACTTTAGAACCGTTTTCTTTGTTTAGCGCTTTAATTAAGTCTTTTGTAAAGTCATCGTTGTTTTCTACAACGAAATCTTCATTGTTTGTTTTCTTTTTTCTTGCCATATAAAACTCCGTTTTTATTTTATTATAATACAATCATGGCGCGTTTACAAAAAGAGCCAGGAATAATTCCTGGCTCTCAAAATATTTAACTTATGTTATTAAGTTAAATTTGCAAATGCATCATCTAAAGATGAATAAGTCTTTTCATCACTACTAGAAGATTCAGTAGAATCACTTCCAAAGCTTTTCTCTGTCCCTTCCGATGAAGTATCATCACCATTTAACCAGTCGTTAATAATCTTAGAAAGCTCTTCATAAGTTTGAAGCTCAAATAAACCTTCAGGATCTGGAATAGAATCCACCCATGTTTTCATTTGTGTTTCATTATCAGAAAGCTTGCTATTCTTCATTCTAGGTCTTACTGATGTTGTTGCCCATTGTCGACCAGCAGTTTTTGTTGAAGATACTGTAATATCACGACCTGAATAAGGATCAGTGAAGTCACCTACATCTTCGTCCGCCAAAAGGTTATATAGTTCTGTATATACTGTTTTTCCAAAGCCCCAAATCTGGACTCCTTTTTCTTCTTCTCCTCTAACAACAACTGGTGCGTAGATTCTCATTTTAGGATAAAGCTTTTTCATTAAGTCTTTGCTTTCTTGAGATCCATCGCTTTTCAGTTTTGTAATAAGTTCCTGGAACGGATCTTTTTTACCAAACTGGAAAGGTGCTAAAATACCTCTGTTTTTACCAATGTTATAGTAGAAGTAAAATTCTTTAAAAGGAAGACCGTCTTCTGTTTTAAATGCAAGCATTCGAATATTTGTATCAGTATTCTCAGCAGGTCTCCAGTATGATGTTCCGGTTGTTTTTCCTTGTAGTTTTGCTAGTTTGTTACGAATTGCGTTAATGTCTAATGCCATGTTATGTTCTCCTTGAGTTATTGTGATTTATGATTTTTTATTTAATATGTTTTTAATCACATTTAATAATAACAAAAAATATAATTGTTTACAAAAACGTATTAAATTATGTGAATTTATTTTAATAGTGAGTAAGATGTGTGTGTAATAGATTATATGATATTAAAAGTATTTGTAACCTTTTGGAAGCATGTTTTCTTTGTGTTTTTTCATGTTGGAAGGTGTCGATAGTTTTGTTTGGTATCCGGCAATATTTGCAGTGACGTTCATTTCTTCAATCTCATTTTTCTCACAACCGCAATGCTCATTCATCATTCCGCATTCACTGCATGCTTCTTCTTTTTTGACTAGTGTTAAACCTTTTTTCTCTAAAGCTTCTTTCAACATTGAAAAAACTTCAGTTTTTACAAATTCGTTTATTTTATCAATAGATTTTTTAGGTTTTCCTTCTGAATCATAAACATTTGTGTGACTGTAATTTTTTGAATGAGTTTTATTATTTAAGTCTATTGAACTAGTATATTTTGTTCCGTCTACTAGTTTTTTAAATTCTTCGTCTTTTATTTCTGTTTCTAATTCTTTAAATTCTGAATAGTCTTCTTCAGGTTTAAAGAAACTATCAGAAAATAAATCTATTAGTTTCTTTTTCTTTTCTTTTGATTCTTTTAAACTATTTCTATTCTTATATGCATTTAATATTCTAGAGATTGATTCTTTTACTCTTAATAGATCATTATGATCGTAGATATTTATTTTAACATCAAAGTCTGACTCCCCTATGTCTTTAAGATTACATTGTACAAAAGGCATCATTCCAGGTCTTCCAAAAACTGGTTCATGTACTCTTACTGTTGGCATTGAAAAATTTACATAAGAGGTTGATCTCCATTTTGTACCACTAAGCTCCGGGTTACCTACATATTTGGAATTTGTAGCTTCATTTAACATAGGAATTATTTCTAAATTAATAAAATCTTCTATTGTTTTTAAATCCATGCTTTTATTCTCCCTTAGTTTGTATTTTCCTTGAAATGGAACTTTTCC